ATGGCTGTGACCGTGACTTCCTGCAGCAGGAGCTCGTTAACCGTCCGGTTGGTGCAGTTTGTGTCTGCGGAGCCCGGCTCCAATCGGCTGATGCAGCGCCAGACGATGGACTTGCAGCCGTGGTTATTCCAGTGAACGCGCCGGTAAAGCTCGCCGCAGTCTCCGCAGAAAACCATCTGTGCAAAGCAGTGATTGCAGGAGAAGCTGCGTTTCTTGCCTGTCGGGCTGACATGGACTACCCGGCGACGGACAAGCTCCGCCTGCACCTGCATGAAAAGGTCTTTTGGAATGATCGCTTCGTGGTCGCCTTCAACGTAGTATTGAGGGACGGTGCCATTGTTCTTGATGCGCTTCTTTGTCAGGAAGTCGGTGGTGTAGGTTTTCTGTAGAAGGGCGTCACCCATATACTTCTCGTTTCGGAGGATTTTGTTGATGGTGCTGGTGTGCCATTTTTCTTTTCCTGCTCCGGTTAAAATGCCGTCAGCCATAAGACCGGCGGCAATCTTGTCCATGCTGGAGCCTTCGAGGTATTCCCGGTAGATGCGTTTTACGATTTCAGCCTGTTCCGGATCAATAACCAGGTGGCCATCTTTGTCCTTCGTGTATCCGAGGAAGCGATTGTAGTTGACCTGAACTTTTCCCTGTTGGTAGCGGTACTGCAGACCGAGCTTTACGTTTTGCGAAAGGCTCTGACTTTCCTGCTGGGCAAGACTCGCCATAATCGTGATCAGCACTTCGCCTTTGGCATCCATTGTGTTGATTGACTCCTTTTCGAAGTAAACCGGGATATTCTTGTCCTTGAGCTGCCGGATGTATTGCAGGCAGTCAAGAGTATTGCGGGCGAACCGACTGATGGATTTTGTGATGATCATGTCAATGTTTCCGGCCATGCACTCGTCGATCATACGCTTGAATTCCGTACGCTTCTTTGTGTTGGTACCGGAGATGCCGTCATCGGCGAAGATTCCTGCCAGCTCCCATTCCGGATTTTTCTGAATGTACTCTGTGTAGTGGGTGACCTGTGCGTCATAGCTTGTTTCCTGTTCATCAGAATCCGTGCTGACTCGGCAGTAGGCTGCAACGCGGAGCTTAGGCTGTTCCGATTTCTTAACTGTATTTCCGACCTGGCGTCTGGCCGGAATGACCATAACGTTACCCATCAAACCGCCTCGCTTTCAATGAGGCTGTAGAGGTATTCAGCCTGCAGTCTCGGATCGTCATAATGCTGCACAGCGGCAGCAAGGTGGAAGTACGTCGGGACGACAGATGGTTTTATCACTCTCTTGTGATTCAGTCTGCCGAGCTTGTTTGCACGTTTGATACGCTCCGCTGCAGCACTTTCGAAGATTTCCTTGTCAATAATCGCCGGATAGAAGTCGTCGCCAAGATAGTGCCTGTTTTCCATCATGCGTTTGGCTGTGCCGTGGTAAGTGTCGATTCCGGCTTCCGAGGCAGCCTTGGCGAGTGGCATGCCGGTAAGATAATTACTGTAGAGCTTACGGATTTTGTCTGCGTTTTCCTCGTCGATGATGGCGCATCCATTTTCAATTTTATAGCCGTATGGTGTGTGCCCCATATCATCACATCCTTTCCTTTAGTGCCAGACCGCATTTCAGCTCGAAGCATGCTTCATTTCTGGAGCGAATAATAATGCGGTTTACATATTTTTCGAATAGTTCTTCATCAAAGGCAGGTATCATTCCGCCTTTTTCTGCAAAGCGCAGCAGTGCGGTTGCCTCGGTGACTTTTGTGACATCTCCGGAAACTGTATTTTTCAGGGCATTAATTTCACTGCGAAAGCTGTCTGCCTGCGAAAGCAGTTCATTGGTTTCCTTGTTGAAAAGAATCTGATCAATGATTCCCTGCGTCATGAGCCGCGTCAGCGTTTCACGCTTTTCCGTATTCTGGGCCAGTAAAGTTTCTATCTCCTGAATTCGTCGCAGTGAGTCATCAGTGGACATGTTCTTCAGCGCATCAACATATGGCTTTAAAATTATCCGGTGGGCAAAAATCAGCTTATTCATCATAGTACAGAAGGCTTGCTTTATGGTTTCATCTTTGACGTAGAGCATAGAACATTTCTGCTTATCCAGAATGTGAGTGTTGCAGCTCCATGCTGTATATTTGTATCCGGTGCAGGTATGAATCCTGCGCTTGAAGGTATCACCGCATTCTCCGCAGACGATCCTGCCGGAAAAAGCATAGCGTTTCTGATACTTTTCGCTTCCTTTGACGATGCCTTTCTCAGCTGAATGCTGATGGATAAGCGCTTGGACAGCCTCGAAATCCTCGCGACGGATAATTGCCTCATGATGATTAGAAACCATATACTGATCTTTTTCACCGTGGTTGTTGTGCCGGTTGAAAGCAGAATCGGAGAAGGTCTTCTGGAAAATACAGTCACCTACATATTTTTCATTAGAGAGCATTCCGCGAATCGTAGTAGATGTCCATTTACCGTTTCGCTTGGTAGGGACGCTACGCAGATTCAAATCTGCGGCAATGCTGCTTGTACCTTTTCCTAAAAGGGCAGCAGCAAATATTTCCTTCACGACCGCTGCTTGTTCTGGGTTGATGAGCATTTGCTCGCCGTTCCAGTCATAGCCGTATGGCGGATAACTTACCTTAAAGGTTCCGTTTTCAAAACGTTTCTGGATAGACCATTTGCTGTTATCCGAAATGGAGACCGATTCACCTTCTGCCATACTTGAGAGGATGGCAAGAAAAAGCTCACTCTCCATAGACCCGGTGTTGATGTTTTCTTTCTCAAAGAAAATGGGGATATGCAGGGCGAGAAGCTGTCTTACCAGTTCGAGGCAATCTGTGGTATTGCGGCTGAACCGGCTGATGGACTTCGTTACTATGAAATCGACTCTACCGGATTTGCAGTCATCAATGAGCCGAAGCAGTTCTTGCCGCTTATCCTTTTTGGTGCCGGTGATTCCTTCGTCATAGTAAAGCCCGGCAAATTCCCAATCGTTACGGGAGTTGATGTAATTCTCATAGTGCGTTTTCTGGGCTTCCAGACTTTCAAGCTGGGCATCTGAATCTGTAGAGACGCGGCAATAGGCGGCGACTCGTATTTTTTTGACGTTTATCTTGGGGCTTGTTATTTCTGCGATTTTCGTTATCTTTTTCAATCTTGTCCCTCCTTTCCGTACGTCTATACATCACTCTGTAAGCCTTATATATCAAGCAATTTCAGGCATTATTTCCGCGAACAGAGGAGAGAAAGTTTCTCGATTGATGGCGGTTAATTTGTTGAATTCAGCAACGGATATGAGCCCGGAATCAAGCATCATTTTCGCGATGGACTGAGCTCTTTTGTAGTCAAGGTCTCCCTGAATGCGCTCCTGTGTGAAATATCCAGATGGAGCACTTGTATTATTGTCTGTCATAACTTATCCACCTCCAATTTCCCACTGGAGATGAACGGGCAATTTGAGCGGAGGAAAATAAAAAAAAGCCTGCGGGTATTCCAAAAAGGAACACTCGCAGGCGAGAAACTGGATGTATGGTTATTTCACTCTGATCTTCCAGCCGACCAGAATCAGATTCACATTTTGAATCAGTGAGCTGTTCATGGACTGGATAGCAGAAACCGTTGTACCGTACTGGTGGGCGATGGCAGAAAGCGTATCGCCTGACTTCACGGTGTAATAAACAGGCAAAGGTTCATTATGGACACCGCACAGCTCGTTCACCTTGGTCTGCACGGAATCATAATCATAACCGGCAGCAGAAAGACGATTTTTACGTTCTTCGCCGTTGCACCAGATCCCGGCGAGCACTTCCTGCGCCAGCTCATCAACGGTTTTCGAAGCGACGGGAGTAGGAGTATTGTCAGTTGATTTTGAGTATCCGTTAAACCCGCCGTCAATGATGACTGACGGAAAGTCCTGATAAGACCAGTCCATATCCACGCGGCCATTGATGCCGGGAACGGAGCCATTGGAGCTGTGCTGCCAGATTCCACAAGAGCCTTCATAGCTGCAGGCATCGGCCCACTGGGCGCACCAGTAGCAGTAACGTTTGCGGACAGCGTCCGTCACAACAGATCTCGCGAAAGATGCCGAAGTATAAAAACCGGCAAAGTATCCGGCAGCCTCCAGCCTGTCACAGAAGGTCTTGATCAGGCCGGAGCAGAAATCAGTCCCGGCTTCGATCTGTTTCTTTTCCTCCATATCGAGGAAAACAGGATAGTCAACCTGTTTCTTGGCAAGAACAGACAGGAACATTTCTGCTTCCTGTGCAGCCTCGGAGAAGCTGTCTGCATAGCTATACCAGTAAGCGCCGACGTGGAGCCCGGCAGATTTTGCATTCCTGTAGTTTTCTTCAAAGTACTTGTCTTTTGAGCTTGTACCGTAGCCTGCGCGGATGATCACGAAATCCACTCCGCTGTTCCTGACAGCATTAAAATCAATCGCGCCCTGC